GAACCACCCCTGGCCGGCCATGCGGTTCATGATGTCAACCATCTGACTGTAAAGTTTTGACACGCCCATCAACAATCCCTTGACAGGTTGAAGCTTTCCCCAGAATCTTGAACCGTCTTTCTTGGCGTAAATTGGAATGTGGTGAAAATCTTCTATTCCAAGTTCTGGAGGTTCATCATCAATCATTACTGATCCAGCAATGGTTGTCACCCTCATGAAGTGACTGTCAATCTCCACCGCTTCAAATCCCTCAATTCTTTCTGCGGAACCTATGTCCTCCTTTGTCCATCCATCAGCATTGATTGTGATTCCAAATGCCTTGTGAATAATCAGTTTGGATTTCCTGAATATTTTTCTCCATCCCTCAATCACCCTGATCTGTTTAATTGCAGGACGAATAAGTTCGCCATCCGTGGTAAAGAGATCAATGTGATGCAATAGCCTTGCTGTTTGCTGTGGATGTTTTGGATCAATAATTCTTTTTCCTATGTCATCCACTTTCAGGTCGCCCCGGGCCGCATCCATTTCCGCCCTGAGCATTCTGGCCTTCTCCGGAGACACCATTTTTTCAAGGCGTTCAAGGGAGAACCACTTTGCCACGGCCAGATATTCTAAATCCTCTGCGTCGATTTCGTCATGCTCTCCATAAACGATTTCATCAACATCGAGTCCCTTGATGACAATATCTCCACCATCAATCGGATTCTTATTTTTATCCAGGAAGCAGGCGTAGTTTCCACGCCCCATGACTGACTGGTTAATAAATTCCTGGGATTCTTTTATGTGAAAGTTATTGTCATCGAGGCCCTGTTTGATTACCACGTTGTAGACATCCGCAACACGGTTATCGCCGCCTTCCACTGGATAAAGCCTGATATCACTTCGATTCTGACGCTGATGCCCGGTGAGCGCATCTATCTTGGACTCTGCATCATTGACAACAATGATCGGCCTGTTCTCAGCCCTCAGTTTTGCACGGCTGTGCGTATCAAAGTAAGCATCCAGATCACTCTGATAAAACCTTTTTGACTCTATAGCCCATGAAAGAGAAAAGGCTTCACCATTCTTGGCTGTCTTAAATCGGTCACGACCCTCTTTTACTTGTTCCTCTTCGGATCGTGTATCCTTGTTTGGATCCTCATTAATTTTAATGTCGCTTCCATCAAGGTCATGGATGTGATTGTCCTCTCCCCCCGGTTCAACCTCAAACGTAATGTCTTTCGCCTCCTGAATGACTTCTCCAGTATCGTCATCCTTGATCTCATCCTGTGCCGGCACCACTCTCACTTCATGCGTGTGGTCGCCAGGAACTTCCTCGGCTGACATGAGGACAACATTGGTGGAGGTATCCTTAAACCAAAGATGTGAATGTTCTGAGTTTACTGTTGTCCTGGAAATTTCTATATTTGGAAATTCTTCAAACTTTGCCATAGCTAGGCTCCCATCCAAGATCCATCAGTATGTGAAAGTTCCTGATCTAAAAATTCTTCAACCCCACTATACTTTACTTTTCCCGTGTCAGGCAAATCAAAAATGTCATCTTCGTAACAAAATGTTAAAGAAAGAGCATCGGCGCGGTCAGGAGATACGTGCCCCCTTGCCTTTAATTGTTCTTTAGATTCAACCTTTTTTCGCCCTCTCGTGTCAGGAGTATTTCTTGGTGCGGCAATCTGGTCTCTCAGCATATCATCATCAGGTATTTTAATAATCTTCTTCTCGAAATACTCTCTCATTCTCCACCACATCTCATCACGAACAGAATAAAATTCCTTGGGATCCATTGCCACACTTTTTGAAACTACGGGAAAGCAATGTCCACGCTTCTTGAAAAGTTCATTCACCTGATCGTACACACCAACACCAACGCCGGTGGCATCAATATAAATTTCATCGGCCCCATACTCTTTGGCCTTAGCCATTACCCATGCCGTAGTTCGTATCGTGTCCAACTTATCAAAAGTCTTCAGCGGATAAACGTAGTGTCCACGCCTAGCGCAGATTACAATTTCATTGTTTCCCATGTAGGCGCAGTCAACACCGATCTTCACCGGATAATCCAGTATCGGCTCAATATCTGTTTTCATGCAATCCTCGACCCAGTTGAGAGGAATGACTGAATCGGTATCTGAAAGAGGAGGCATACCCCGGACACGAATCCTGTACGTGTTGGATTCACGGCCATGCTTCTCCTCCATGTTTTCAATGTGCTGTTTGCTGACAAGTTCTGAGTTTTCACAATCCCAATGAAGTCTTACATATTGTTTTTTCCCTTTTCCAAAGTGGGAATCGTGAGCGTACCCCGTAGCCCTGGTTGGATTCCATATCATCAAAATAATATTCACCATTCCTCCGAGACCCCCTTCAAGAGGATTGAATACGGCCTCAGGAACACCGCTTGCTTCATCAACCACCACAAGTTTAAACTCTTCGTTAAACCCTGCGAGTGTTTCGGCCTGACTGTCACGGGATTGATTCGGGCTTGCGGTTCTAGGAATTGCAAACCACCTTTTTTTCTCTCCGCCAATGTGATAAATCATATCACCCTGAACGCCATACCAGTCACGCACCTTGCAGGCGTAATTACCATTGACATCCCGGTGGTCAAGCCATTTGGATACTTCGCTCCAGAGAATCCTTTTCAACTGGTCTTCGGTGGGTGCCGTGCATGGAATCTTGCAGTTCGGGAAGCAAGCCAGGAACCAAAGGATTGCCCATGACGCAAGCGTTCCTTTTCCTTCATCGTGACCTGAGCGAATAGACAGGCCGAACTTTTTCAAATATGATTTTTCTTCTTCGTCAATATCAACGCCATAGTTCTTTTTTAGTCTGGCCACAACGAGTCCCGTGAGGATCTTCATTGCGTCTCTCTGGTTTTGTGTGATGAAGAGATCGGGCCTGGTGTTTTTATTGACCCCCATGGCCTCTTCAACAAACAACTCCATGGACAGCATCCACCGCCTTAAAAACAATTTGTCCTGTTCGTTGGGATCCTTCTTGGAATTGATTTGCTCTATGGTGGGAATCTTGAAATAATCAAGCAATTGCTGGTTCATTCTTTTCCATCTCCCTCTTCCTTGCAATTTCCACGGCCTCCTCGTGAGACTTCTTCTGCTTTGCTATAAATTCCTTGATGTCAATTCCCTTGCTGCTTAAACACTCAACCAGCATGGAAATATATTCAACTTTCTTTTTGTCATTTTTCAGGCGGTCATACATCAGGCCCATAAAATACAGCATGACATGATCGTAACTCAGGGAGAACACCTGGCACCTGATTTTGATTGTTCCGTCCTTATATTTTTTCTGGAGTTTAAAATAATTCTCACAGGCTTTCTCTGCAAGATCCGTATTATTTTTCATTGAATAGATGCAGGCCATTGCCAGGTAGGTATCAATGTATTCGGGGAATTTCTCTGCAATTTTTGACAGCCAGATGACTGGAGTGTCGTAGTCCTCAATCATCCAGCATGAACTAAACAGAGTATAATGTGTGCAGGCATAGATGCTGCCCACCCAGTCAAAGTCTTCCTGGCCCCAGTACTTCTTCATAAATTTCACGCACATATCCCTGGACTCTTTAAACCTGCTACCGAAGTGGAGATGTCTGATCATATGATGAGCATGTAGTGGATTGTCCGGTTCCTGCTCAATCTGTTTTTTAATCAGTCCATACGATCTATGGAATTTCTTTTGAACTTTCTCCCTGGAAATATTATATCCGTAGTGATTTATTTTTATGTCCGTTGCAGGGACATGGCCTTTTATATGCGGTTGGTTATGAACAATTCCGGTGTACCTGTTGTCAGGAAGATTCCTAAACATCCGGGGGGATATTGCTTCTGACTTGCCCATTTTATTATGATTGAATACCTTGAAGAAATATCCGCCAAAATCATTTCTCGCAGCACACTTCTTCAGGAAACTATCTTCATCCATTTCAAGTTCCTCATCGGCATCAATAATCAAGATCCAGTCATAAGACGCTTTTGACAGGCTGAAGTTCCGGGCCGCAGAGAAGTCATCACACCACTCAAAGAAGAATGGCTTAACCTTGGAAAACCTATTCGCCAACTCCATAGTCTTGTCCTTGGAGCCCGTATCCACCAGAATGATTTCATCCACATGATCCTCAATGCTCGTCAGGCACCTCATAATATTTTCCTCTTCATCCCGAACGATCATGCAGGCGGAAATCTTTTTGTCCCTGAGCGGCGGAGTGTTGTTTCTATTGGGAACGATCTGCTCCTTCTTCTCCTTCTTATACTCACAAGAATAATTCTCCACCATGGTATGGCCATTTATTATGAAGTCATAAAGGTGAAGCCATTGCTTCATGATGGAGATTGGTTCGTGATGTTGAAGAGTCCAATCCCTGGATCTCTTTCCTACAGACCGTACCATGCTGTCGCTTTGGATGTAGTTCTCAATTCTACCTTTCAGAGTTTTCTCTGTGACAGTAACCAGTGGAGGGTTCTTTAAATAGCTCATTGAAAAGTTACTCATGCCGCAGAACACCACCTGCTCCATTGCCATTGCCTCAATCGCTGACAGCCCGTAAGTTCCCACGGAAATCTGGTCGTAGAGCATGTGACATTTTGATTTCAATTCCAGGCACTTTTCATTCGACACCTTTTCAATGAGGACGGTTTCAACATAACTGTATTTCTTTTTCAATTTTTTCATAACGTCAAGAAATAGCTCTGTCTTTTTGAAGTATCGGTTGGTAGGGGAGTGGCAGATCAGTATCGGACGATAGCTCTTTTTGTATTCAGGAATTTTTTCAAAGTCAACCATCGTATTGATGTGATAAAAAAATCCGGGCATCCTTTCCATCAGCGTGTAGTCCATAAGAACGACACCGCAGATATTTTTTACGATATGCCACTTCATGATCTCCTGATTGCGGTTGATTACCTCGGCACCATGGTACTTGACTATACAGTTGTCAGGCTTCAGGATCTCATTCCAATTCACTCCCTTGAAATTCGCAGGAACACGCTCATGATGATAGAAATCCGCCTGCTTTACGACCTCCAGAGCCTCCTCATGGGCGGCAGAATTGAGGCCCTTTCTGCCATTCAGCATCAAATCACCGTCATAAGTGAGATAATCCTCGTT